ATCAATGGTTCTATCAGGGTATCCCGTCCAAAGCCTGATTGTCGCGTCTGTGCCGTCTTGGTTTTCAAATGCCATTTTTACAGCATAATAAGGCTTCACTTCTTTGGCAGTAAGTGCAGTCAATAAACCTGATGGGATTGTTCTTGTCATAGTGCCTCAACCGCTCCAAACGTAATGCCATATATTGATGCATTATCAATTGACCAACTTTGCTCATTTGAAGCAAGCCTAAAGACGCCCTGTGTGTTTTCCACATTAACCGCAGCGTTATCTAGTATAGTCGTCCTAACATCAGGCCAAACATCAACTGTTGCGCCCCCAGAGCCGTCCGTATCAACGTCTTGCAAGACCTTAAATAACTGACGATCAGCGCCCGATCCTATGTGCATATAATCACCAGCTTTGAGATAACCTGTTTGGCTTGCTGGGGCACTATCAATGGTAATTGTATTACCAGAAGAAACTGCGCCATTGACTAGAATTGTATCTGCATCTCTGGCTGAACCTAAAGGCGTTACTGCCGCTGGATCACCCAAATAAAAGGTTCCGACTTGCCCCTTCATGGAAACTAGCCAAGCAATCCATTGCGCCGCATCACTTCTCCTCATCGGCGGTAAAGTGACATCCGCTTGGAACATCTTGCCAGCGTATTCAAAAGCCTCCCCTGAAAAAGTAAATGGGCTGCGTGAATATGCCACCGCATTTATTGTTCTAAGCTCAATAGAGCTTATTCCTGTATGCGTAGGGAGTGATCTAGGATAACTGATAGCCATTATGCAAATGCCCTTCCATAACCGCCGCCCCTACGTTTGGCATCTAATACAGCAGCTTTAGCATTTTCTGCAATCTGAGGCATTAAAGATTTAATCTCAGTTCTAACGGTTTGTTGTACGCCAGTAGAAATATTGATGTTCTGTACGACAGTAACACCCTCTGCAGACTGACCCTTAGTGTGGTCTATGACAGTCTCTTTAGGGTGCAACATAGCTAGGAAACCACCCTTGCCATCTAATCCACCAGAGCGAGGTCCAGACCCTGTGTAACCACCACCAGAGAACCCTTGACCATAGGTTGTTAAACCTTGGCCTATATCAGCTATAGCTGCGTTTGAGGAACCCGCAAGAAAACCCCCAAAGCCTCTTATCATCCTTTGAACAACAAGAACTTTGTATAAGTGTAATACAATATCTCTTGCCATGTCCCTAAAAGCGTCTTTTACTGACTTAGTACCATCTACAATAGACAATAAGCTATTTTCCATAGCCTTACCATAAAAAGAAGCTCTTCTTTCCAACTCCCTTTGAATCTTTTCTTGCTCTATAAGAGCCTGATTGTTTTTCTTTTCTAACTCTAGCTTGTCTTTTTTAGCTTGAGCTAGTCTAAATTCACGAAGCTCCATAGCTTGAACTAAGCCAAGACTTTGCATTAACTTCAGAACTTCATGGTCACTAATATCTAATTGTTTTTCTGCTAATTGACGTAGTATATCTTCTTTTTGTTGTCTTTGTTGAGCTATGAGTAAGGCTTCCCCGTCAAGACCAAGTATGTCTTTCTTTTTATCTAAAGTTAAGTTGAGTTTATCTAGGAGATTGTCTTGTTCTATCTTAAACTGTGCAGCATCTTCCCTCGCCTTTTTATCAGCAGCCTCTGCATTTTTAAGTGCAGCTAAAGTATCATTTTCAAGGTCTACAATTTCTTTCTTAGCGTCTGCTTCTGCTTGAACATTTGCAGCTATCTTGGCTTGAACTTTAAGTGTACCTTCATACCGTGATACCTCAGAATTATAAGCAGCTAGAAGCTCTTTTGCGGTGTCAAAATCATCTAACAACTTCAGCCCAGCTTCAGCATAACCTCCACTTGGCAGGGGCTGCATTGGCATACCCACAACTTGTTGTCTTGTTAGCTCAGAAATATTTTGTGCGTTTATTCTACCGCCACTTTTTTGAGATAGCTCAAGTAATGCCGCATCTAATGCCTGTTTAGCTCCAAATATCCCCTCATCAGCAGGTCCACCAAATAATTGAAATGCTAAGAAATTAAGAGCGGAGGAACTTTCTTTACCTTGCTTCTCTAAATCTTTTATTGCTTGCTTTGCCTCTCTAAACTTAGATGAAAAAATGTCGGCAAAGGCCCCTGTGGACAACAAAGCAGTCCCAAGGCCACCTAAAGCGGCAACACCCAAACCAATAGCAGCACCCCAAGGTCCAGCGAAGAAACCAGCTAACTGAGAACCCTGCTGAGAAAATGCAATAAGAGGGTTAGTGCCTGATTGAACCTGTACGATAAAGTCTTGTAGCTGATAACCAGCCTGTTGCATAGCAATTTCTTTACGTCTGGTAGCTTTACCACTAGCTTCCATCTGTGTAATATATTGCTTTAAGGCATCGCCACCTTGTTTTGTAGCGTTTCTTAATTTACCTATTTCATTGTTTAATTGTGTTTGACCCTTTTTAAATACGTTCTGACTAATTACACCCTTTTTGTATTCCCTCTCTAAAAAAGCCTGTTGATCATTTAGCTTTTTTAAAGCTTTAGTTGCTGCAACAACAGGTGTATCATTTGTCTCAAAACCTATGATATATTTTAAGTCTTCTCTAGCCATTGATACAACCTATATAAACAACATCCACACGCTTTATAGCTTCTACTTCCCAAGAAGATAATGGTGTATCTGTAAGTTCCTTCCATGCTTTTATTTGTTCATAGGTTATTGGGTTTACACCCGAAAAACCTGTAGTTCTAGCACTATTTAATGTAATAAAAGCAGACCAGATGTGAGACAATAGCACAGGAAAGCTAGGCCCTTCTAGTGCTTTAGGTCTACGTCCAGTCTGCCTCTCGACTTGTTCCAAGTGTTCACGCTCTGATATTCCATTTTTATCGGGCTTACTGATGGAAAACTCATGTTCTGCAAATCTAATAAGCTCTTCAATCAAGCCTTCATAAAATTTGCAGAATTAGCTATAGCTGCGTCAATTTGATCTTTAATCCAGAAAACCTCAGTATAAATTTGTTTTGCTACTTTAGGGGAAAGCTCTGGTTGTTTACCATCAAAGGTAATTTTCCATGATTTTGTAGCGTTTGCAAATAAGTCCAAGGTTGATTCCTCTATTTCAGCAGAGTTTATCTCTATTTTTTTATCAAACTGGGCTTTTTTCAACCTTTTATCTGTTTGTTGATAGATTAAATTCTTATATTCTTTTGAGTGTGAGGCATATAGAGTGATAGTCATAGGACTATCATCATCATTTTGTATAATCTCGCCTGTGGCGGGGTGAACAAGTGTAACCTCTACAGTATCACTTTTGGGTGTTAGGTCTTTTAAGTCCATTGGGTTTCCTTTCGGGCTAGTCGGGTTTTAAAGCGAGGGGAGCAGCACCCGACAACCACTCCCCTCATCCTAGCTAGGATTCTTATGCACCAGACTTCGTAATTTGAAGAATGGTATTTGCATTCGTTGTTGAAGAGCTAAGATCCTCATCAGTACGAAGACCAACAAAAGACATGTTGATAATACGTGATGTTGGACCATCCACCCCTACGTCAGCAGAGTTTACCTTGATGCGTGGGAATAGGAATGTGAGGGTGTTTGACCCATCTCCTACAGAAACTTCAAGTGCTGATTCTGTTTCATTCAAGAAACGGTTGATCAGAGTTGCATCCTCAAAGTATGCTGAGACTGTACCTTCAACAGATACTGTACCAAACTCAAGGGCTGATGGTGTATCTTCACCAATAACCAGAGTTGGAGCAAAGTTGTTTGTGACAGTAAATTCAAGAGCAGTGATAAGCGTCAATGCTGAACCAAGTGTACCCTTGTTGCCAAGTTTAATATCACCTGAGTAAGCATCGAATGGTTCGTTACCAGCAGAAGCATCTTGTGTCTTCTGTGTAGCACCAATGGTCATTGTCTTACCAACCATACCAAAGGTAGCTGTTACCATTTGATTGGGTGCCATAGAGACTGCCATTGTGTTTACTGCACAACCTGTGAATAAACGTGCTTGGTCTACGTCTGCTGAATAGTCTTCAATCGACAAGAAAGTAGGTGTAGTACCTACGATAGCTGCGTTAGTTACAGTTGTAGATCCATCGCCAGCAGTGAAGCCTGTAGCGAAGTCATTATCTGACATAAGAGCAGATTGCATAAGAACGTCAAACTCAGCGTGACGTAAATCTGCTACAATGTCTCCACCCACAACTCTGTTACCATGACGATCAACGCGAGGCATACGGTCAGCTTGAATGTCTGTACCAGCTACACGATCTTTTGTAAGGTTGAGTGAATGAGAGGTGAAAGGCAGGTTTTGAAAGTTACCTGCTGGTGTCGTACCAAAAGTTGATTCTTCTTTAAACGACAGACTAGAACGAGAGCCTTGTGCGAAAGCCATTTAGTTTCTCCTAATTATATATATACCAGCCAATAGTGACTGGAATGAAGTACCAAGGAGAGGATAGCCTACCTTCCTCTCTTTCTGCATAATCTATAGATACCGTCTTTGAGTTAAATGTGATATCTGTGGTAGCTTCAAAAGCCTCGATTATACTGTTTGCTAGATTGTCACCAGCTAAAGGTCCACTACCCTCTGCCACAAAACAATCAACTCTAAATATCCCTGTGTAGAGTTGTTGTGGGCTTGTGCCTCTAACCGCTGGCCTACGGGAAGTAGGAATGAAGGTAGGTCTCACCCAAGAGGTTCCCGTTGTAGGATCAAAAGATACGTTCTCGTAGGCTATAGAGGGAATATCAGTAACCTGAGAGAGTTCGTATTCTAGTCCACGTCTTATGTCAACAAATATGCTACTCATTTGAACTTACTGATTACCTTCTCTTTGATAAAGTAACCTCTATCGTCTTTGTCACCATAGTTGATATATTCTGCATGAGGAGAACCATTTCTGACAGTGACAGCCTCTGCAGACTTTAAATCAGGTATTTTACTTATGTCTGAAAGGAGTTGCTTTCTACCCTTCTCTCTCATGTCATCTTTATTAAGTGCTTTGGGCCTATTAAGCGAACTTTTACCACGTGGCCTACCAGACTTCTTTGTCTCGAAAGACCAAGAGGTTACAAAAGCACCTGTATCAACGGGAGATATTGTTGTTGTATATGTAGCTATATCTTCAAGTTGATCTTTTATATCAGATAATATTTTATCTTCTAACTGTTTAGCTTTTTTATTAAATTTAGCTTTATCAAGTTTGATGGTAGATTTAATCATTCGCTTACATCACAAATATAGCAGAGGGCAGTACCACCAGAGAACATAGTAAGGACATTATTGATATGGACTTTGTTTCCATTACCTATGATCTCGTCCTCAGTATCAGGAGCGACAGTCAACCCCAAAGCAGGGATCACGCATTTACGTACACCTCTGTTTATATTCTCAGGGTCAATCACCCCAAGGCTATAGTTATAGAAGTAACCAGTAAATGTGTAATCCGTACTGCTTGATGATGCCAAAGCTGAGGTCTGGGGGTTGTAGGCACCATAGGAATACTTACGGAGAGTTAAGGTCTCCCCGTGTTCATCTACAAGTTTCAGAAGGTCGTAAGACCGAAACGACATTATTCATAATCCCTGATATACTGTTCATCAGTTGGTGGGTTATCAAACTGACCCTTAGCAAAGCTAGAATCAGGCCTATCAGTTAATCTACGGTTAGTTTTTATAACTGCGTTAGATATACCACCAGCACGTAGACTTGCAGATGTCATAGAATATTTCTGACCTTGTTCACGAAGGTCTGCAGACAGGGCCTTATACTGTTTAGCCAAATCACTGTAGTTCGATGATAAGGCCCCATCTATTTTTGTAGTTACCCTACGAGCGAATTTAGCAGCGATTGTACTTGCTGCCCAAGATCCCGCAAAGTAGACATTATTATTGGACTGAGCTAATGCGAAAATGATCTCTTCGTTTTGGATCAACTGGTCGTTATTATCTGTATCACCAATCAACAGGCGAACCACATTTACCCTACCAGAAGCACTTGTAGTTACAAGATCGGTTTCGTCATAAGTCCAAGCCATTAATCTGCCTCTAAGTCACCATGTCTTCCACGCCAAGAGCGAATGAAGCCAATTTGTTTATCTTTGATTTTAGATACACGACATTTCTTTCTGTCGTATTCAGCTTCATTAGAGGTCTTGGCCTTTACCCTCTCGTTGATTGTCTTAACAAGGATTTCAAGTTGCTCTGCATCAAGATCAGTAAGACCGTCACCGACAGAAGGCTTTAGTGTAACCTCTAGCTCTTCATTATGATGAAGGTGAAGCTCATTGTACATACGTTCAATGTTGGCCTTCGGGAGACCCCGCTCCTTCCAAGGAA